GGTGAATACAGGGACGTAAGTCAGATCAGTCAGGACATAAAGAAAGTAATTAAGAACTCTCGTAATTACCCACTAATGCCAGCTTATATGTTAGAGTCTCTTGAGTTAATAGCAAACAAGTTAGCTAGGATTCTTAATGGTGATCCTCTCTATGATGATTCTTGGAGGGACATTTCAGGATACTGTACTTTAGTGTTGATGGAAATAGAAGACATGGAGAACTCAGATGAATCTCACGATTCCTGAACTTATAGAAAAATTATCTGTAGTAGATGAAATAGAAATAATTGAAATGTTAGATCTTACGTCTTTAGATATATTAACTAGATTTGAAGATATTGTAGAAAACAATTATGACAAACTTATAGAGGAAATAGAATGATGGATTTTTATCAAGAGTATATTGCTAAGTCTCGATACTGCAGATTCGTGCAGGATGAGGGACGTAGAGAGAACTGGTTTGAGACAGTCGATAGATACATGGACTTCATGAAGAACCATCTGGAGACTAAACATAACTATGTGATACCTATGGAGACAGACTCAGAGTTACGTGAGGCTATCAAGAACTTAGAGGTTGTGCCTTCTATGCGTTCTATCATGTCAGCAGGTAAGGCTCTGGACAGAGACAACACAGCAGGGTACAACTGTAGTTATCTACCTGTTGATGATCCTAAAGCATTTGATGAGGCTATGTACATACTACTGTGTGGCACTGGTGTAGGTTTCAGTGTTGAGCATAAGTATGTTGACAAGTTACCTGAGATACCTGAGAAGTTATTCAAGTCAGACACCACTATCGTTGTTGCTGACAGTAAAGAAGGTTGGGCTAAAGCATTACGCCAGGTTATTGCATTGCTGTACTCTGGTGAGATACCTAAGTGGGACTTACGAAAGGTCAGACCAGCAGGTGCTAGACTCAAGACCTTTGGTGGTAGAGCTAGTGGACCAGCACCACTCAACGAGTTGATTGAGTTTGTAATTAACAAGTTTCAAGGTGCAGCAGGACGTAAGCTCAACACACTAGAGTGCCATGACATTATGTGCAAGGTAGCTGAGGTTGTAGTAGTGGGTGGTGTTAGACGTTCAGCTATGATCTCACTGTCTGATCTGGAAGATGACAAGATGAGACACGCTAAAGTAGGACAGTGGTGGGAAGCTAATCCGCAACGTGCATTGGCTAACAACTCTGCTGTGTATGCTACCAAGCCTGATGTCGGTCAGTTTCTAAACGAGTGGACCAGCTTGTATCACAGTCATAGTGGTGAGCGTGGTATCTTTAATCGTGAGGCTGCTGTAGCTACTGCTAAGAAGAATGGTCGCAGAGATACAGACTTCGAGTTTGGTACTAACCCATGCTCAGAGATTATCCTTAGACCCTATCAGTTCTGTAACTTGTCTGAGGTAGTGGTACGAGATACAGATACCAAGTACGACCTAGAACGTAAGGTCAGACTAGCTACTATATTAGGAACGTATCAGTCTACAATGACTCACTTTCCTTATCTCAGAAAAGTATGGCAGAAGAATACTGAGGCTGAGAGATTACTAGGTGTGTCACTGACTGGTATCCTGGACAACAAACTTATGGGAGAAACCAGTGAACAAACTAAAGCAATGCTTGAGGGACTCAGAGATGTTTCGGTTGATACAAACTTACAGCTATCCACTGAGCTTGATATCCCTGTATCTGCTGCCATCACTTGTATTAAGCCTTCTGGCACTGTTAGTCAGCTTGTTGATTCTGCCAGTGGCATTCATACGAGACACAGTAAATACTATATCCGCAGGGTACGAGGCGATAAGAAAGATCCTCTATCCACGTTCATGACTGAGCAGGGTATACCGTCTGAGGACTGTGTGCTACGACCAGAATCTACTACTGTCTTTAGCTTTCCCAAGAAGTCACCAGACAATGCACTGCTGCGTGATGACTTGACAGCTATCGAACACTTAGACTTGTGGTTGATGTATCAGAAGCACTGGTGTGAGCATAAGCCTTCAGTCACTATCAGCGTTGAAGAGCATGAGTGGGTTGAAGTAGGCTCATGGATTTGGAAGAACTTCGATGATGTCAGTGGTGTTAGCTTTTTGCCATATGACGGAGGGACATACAAACAAGCACCCTATGAAGAGTGCAGTGAGGAGGAGTATAAAGAACTGTTGCACAAGATGCCTAAGAGTATTGAGTGGGACAGTCTCATCGAGGTTGATGACAATGTGGAGGGAGTACAGACACTGGCTTGTACAGCAGGAGTGTGTGAGATTTAATCCTTCTTATTATTAACTAGATCAAACAAGGCGCGAACTTTCTCTTCTAACACGGAGATTCTCGCGCCTATCTCTGCCTTCCAGGTTATTGCTAAGAACACTACGATAAGGAGACCTGAGATTATCTCCCAGAAGTTGATAATGAACTGCTCCATTACTTTAAATATGTTTCAAAAAATTGTTCATTTCTGTCTTTAACTTCTTTAACTTCTCCTTTATCATTTTCAAAATATCTTTTATATTCTTTTCTAGCGGTAGCCATATCACCTTTTAATACTGCCTCTGTAAACTTAGGAAAACTTTTTAAACTTCCTAAATTAAACGTAAAATCAAGAAACATTTCTTTTTGCTTTTGATTGAGAGTATCGTAATCTATCGGTTGTTCCATCTCATACTCTTTATAGTTTGTCTTTAAATCACTCTTTAACATCTTCTCGTACTTAATTAAATCTTCTCTAAATATTTCTTTTACTTGTTCTTTTGTTAGAGTGTCTAAATCAAAACCATAAACAGAATTACTATCTATTTCATCTTGAGTAAGTTTATGCCCTAGTCCTACTGTATCAAGACCACCTTCAGGAGATTCATATCTAAAAGGAGTTTTACCTTTACCTGTTTTATATCCTTCAACTCTTTCTATGTAATTTATAAATCGATCATCTACAGGATCTACTATCTGTGCTTGTCTTGACATTAACACTTCAGTCTCAGGCTGAGATATTACATTACCAAACGCATCATAGTTAACTGGAGCGTTCTCTATTACATCTGACGCAGCAGCCTCAGAGACAATAGAAGGTAAAGAACTTTGTCTGTCTCTGTAAGAATCTATCTCCCTAGCTAGTGCGCTTAAAGTAGCAGTATCTGCTCCAGCAGCAGCTAAGTCAGCATACTCTTTTTCTAATGTCCTTACTATTTCTGTAGGCGCGTTGTTAGAAAGTAGTTCGTCTAGGTCTAAAACTACAGGTTCTATTTCGATAGTGTTTACTCCTCCTTGTCCCTTATATGGCATATCCATGCCACCAGAGTCAAGAATACTTCGTCTTCTTTGCTCTGTCTCAGCTTGTTGTAACATCCTTCTTTCTTCGTTTGCTCTTCTTTCTATCGATATGTTGTTTTTTACTAACTCTTCTCTTCTTCTTCTATCTTCTTCTATCTTAGCATCATACAGTCTTCTTTCTAAAGTGGATTCACCAAAACCTCGATCTTTAGGTGCAGCAGCGTCTTCCCGGTCTCTAATGTTCTGCTCTATTTGTAATTGATTTAAACGATACTCATCAAGAGGATCAGGGATCGCCCCTGCTAGTACCTCTGCGTTACTGAGCATTCCTTGAGGTTTGTTTCCTACGCTGTATCCTCCGTATCCTCCTACCATCCCTGCTGTTTGATTGTTGCCATAGGAATTAATATTGTTACTGAGAGAAGTTGCCGGGGGTGGATTACTACCGTAGTAGTACGCATACTCACGAGGAGTAGCCTGACCAGCCTGGGCTTGTTTATTGCTTGCTGTCACATAATCTATCATGGCTCTGTTTTCTGCTGCTGTCCTAGATCCCATGCCAACATTTTTTAATCTGCCTACAAGGTTTGTTAACAAATCATCAAACGGATTAGCCATTACTGATTCTCCTCTTCTGCCATCTCAGTTATACGTTGAGCTGCTCCTACTTGACTAAAGGAATTAGACGGAACGGTTTGAGCTGCTTTCTTAGCTAAACGACTTGCTTGTCCTGTTAACTGTGCTGCCTCTCCTACAAGTCTAGGAGAAGCCATTGCAGCTGCTATTGCTGCACCAGGAGTGAGAAGACCTGCCAGGCTTCCAGTAGCTGCGCCATATCCTACACCTCCTGCACCTACGATTCGTCCTAGCATTCCTTTAGGAGTCATAGATGACATGTCTTGTCCTGCTATCTTGTTTATAAATTTATTACCGCCTATTTTTTCTAGTTCCTCAGCAAGCGTAACTCTTCTGCCATAGTTAGTCTGGACATTATCTCTCATGATTGATAACAGTTTTCTTAAAGCAGTGTCTGGGTTTGTTTTACTTCCTTGAACACTTAAAGTTTTCTTTAACTCTTTCATTGCTTCAGCAGCTTTACCGTATTGTTCCATCACTCCGATGTAGTCAGGAGCAACTTCTTCAATAGCCTTAACTACAGCTTTTCTAACAGTCTCTGCGTGTGTCTTACCACCTGCTGTTGAAGCAGCTTCGCCTATTTCTGCTATTGCTTGTTTAAGTTGATCCATTTGAGCTACGGTACTGTACCCCATTTCCTTTGCTTGTTTTACTTTCTGAACTAAACTATTAATCGTATCCATAGAACCATCGGAGAGTTTGTTAGCATTCTTTGTTATTTGGTTTAATGCGTAATCTATCTTGTTATACATCACCTCTATACCTGACTCAGAAAGTTCTTTCATTCCTGCTTCATAATCAGCGTTCTTTTTTTGCCTTAGTGTTTCAAGATTAGCAAGAGCATCATCAAGTATTAATATCGGATCCTCTCCTTTCATGTTATCTCTAAACTGTTTTAAAGCTGATCCGCCTTCTGCTCCAGCCTCATACGCTTTCTCGATAGATTTTCTACCTACTCCAGACGTAAGGCTAAGAATAGCCGGTGCTGTAGCTCCTGCAACTTTTGACACTCCTTTACCAACAAGAGGAGCAACAGCCACTACCGGGTCTAGCTTAGGCGCTACATCTGCTACAGCTTGCGCTCCCTTAGCTAGTTTGCTCCCAGTGGCAGCAGTCTTAGCAACAGTAACAGCGCCACCAGTAAGAACAACAGAAGCGTCTGCAAGTATGCTGGCAGGGTCTTCAGCTAACGCTCTTTTAAAACCATCCCAGGTTGTGTATTTCTCAGCAAGCTGGTTAGCCACAGCGTCAAACATTTGTTCAGAGTCTTCTCTGCTTTCTACATCAATACCGAGGTTGCGTAATCCTTTTCTTAGACCACCTCCTATAACCTGACTCAGTGTTACTGTAGTGTCTATAGGATTAGTTACAGCTTCAAATAGATCACCAATTAACCTAGCTGACGATGCAGGTAGATTACGTCCAGCCTGAGACAAGGCTTGGTCAAACCTCAGCTCTTGTGGTGGCTGCTCTTCTGGAAACTGTTCTTCTGGTAGTTGCTCTTCTGGAAACTGTTCTTGACTTTCTCTTTCTTCTATTTGTTGTTGTTGATACAACCTAGCAGCAGCTTGTTTTATTTCTTCAGGTTTAGCATCCGCTGGTCCTTCAAATGTTATGACTTTACCGCTGCTGTGTCTTACTGAATATTTAGCCATTTTGTTTTTTCCTGTTATTCGACACTAATGATTTCAAACTCTTCTGGTGATACTGTCACCCCGGACATAGGTCTAACCTCACCGATTAACTCATAAACACCTGCTATGTTCCTTCCCTGGGTGCGTGTGAATTCAGCGTTCCTTCTGTACCCTTTCTGAGCTATTTCTAATTGAGCTGCTAACATCTTTTTGGCTGTGTCCTCATCTGTTAATTCTGTAACAATGTTTTTCCTAAAGTTTTGAATCTCAGCATCAGTCAACGCAGATCCGTACAATTTATTTCTTACCATCGCCAAGAACTCATCATATTGAGTCCACCACAAAACTGAATCTTGAACCTGTTCTACGCTTTTACCTGTGGCTCTTGCAACAGCTCCTGGAAACTTTTTAGCTTGGTTAAGATAAAACCTAGATAACTGAAAATAACTAAGATCGGCTGTTTTATTAAGTCCTTTAAACTTGTTTATGTGTGCAGCGTCCTCTTTAAACTCAGTCATTGTTTTATCTGTTAGGTAATCTCCTTTGTCTTCCTCATTTAATTCTTTTTCTATTTTTGCTATGTCAGCCTTTGTCTTGTTTATATCTGCAAGTGTTTTTTGTTCATCGAGTCTAGCTTTCTCTGCGTCTTGTCGTGTTTTTATTTTCTTTGCTGTGATAGCTTTAGCTTGTTCCATTAATTGATACGCTTCACGAGGGTAGCCTGATTGCCCCAACTCTTGAGACATTTTAGCAATAACGTCAGGATTAGATATATCTTGAGACTCATACTTTTTAAGTATCTGATTCATGACGGTGGATCTTTCCATCTCAGGAGAAGGAGACTCACCAAACAGTCTAAGATTTCTTAAACTCTCCCCGGTTTCGACACCAGCCCTGGCTAGTCCTGCGTACATTCCTAAACCTGATCCAGCGTTAGACAATCTATTTCTGTAGTCTAACCTGGCAGCTTTTTCTTGCTCTTGTCTTTTTTGGTATTCTAACTCTTCAGGAGTAGGTCCAAAAATATCCATTAAATTAGTAGCCATAATTATTCCTTAATATGAGGTTTGACCAAACATCAAACCAGGTGTTGACATACCTGCTGAGTAAGGGACCGCTTGACCTCCTCCAAAACTACCACCGCCAAAGCCAGGAACACCTCCGCTAAACAATCCACCTATCTTATCTATTCCTCCCTTAACAAGACCTCCTACGTCTTCCATTAGCTCTTTATTTTTAAGCAATCCAGTAGTTACGTCATACTTGTTTTGTGCTTGAGCCATAGCGACCTTACCTTGATTTAAGGCTGCGTCTTGTAACGCATCAGCACCGTACTGTTGCCCGGTCATGGCAGTTGCTCCAGCGTTTAATCCCATCTGGAATGGTTGTTGAGCTAGTTCTTCTAGTTTAGCTTGCTCACCTAAATAACTCTGATAAGGAGCAAGAGAACCTTGCATTAAGTCGTACCCGGTTCCTAGAAGACCAGAAGCCTTGTCTAGCTGTTGCGTACCGAAGTTAATTCTGTCTTGAACAGCAAGGTCAGCATTCGCTAAAAGCTGTAAGTCTCTTCTGTTTCTACCTTCTTGTAGTGCCTTCAACATTGGATTACCACCAGCGCCTACACTTAAACCAGTAGTGCCTCTACCAAAACCTTGAGCAAGTAATCTTTGTTCTGCTTCAATATCGTAAGGTCTTAGAGCATCCATCTGTTGTTGCATATAAGTTTGTCTCATTTGGTCTGGTGTTTCACCAAGATAACTTTGTCCTAAGTTAAACAAACCCTGAGCAGGTGCGCCATACTGTTGAGCAAAAGGAATTGCTTGTTCAGCAGAAGACAATCCTGACTGCTTCATTTCTTCAAATCTTGCCTGGTCAGCGAGCACAGAATCCGAGGCAGTGTAGCCAGCTTCTGTTAGTTGTCCAGTGGTAGGGTCAACCTTGTAGTTAGATTGACCATAGAGTGTCTTGACATCGACAGGTCTAAAGAAACCTTGTTGACCAGCTTGTCGCATCCGGGCAGCGTACTGAGCAGCGCTTTCATTGGCTTGCTTACCAAGTTGTTTGTTTGCGCTGTACTGACCTATAGCACTACCAGCCATTGATAAGGCAGGATTCCCTGTTGCCATTCCTGCTACTTGCAAAGCTGGTCCTGCTACTTTTGCTATGCTCGAAAACATTCCCATCTCTATATCCTCTTTAAATTAAGCTGTACGCTTCCACATATAAACTACGATGTACGGTTGTAAGTTTTTACCTGTTGCTGATTCACCTGCGCTGGCTATTGTTGTTGTGGTTTCAGTAGTTATGTTTGCAGTTGCTGATCCAGACTGAACACCGCTTCCTGACAACAAAGCATCTCCACCAGTACCAGAAGCACCTAATCCTCTAGCAACACTGTGTGTATGTCCAGAGTCTGTAGACGTTGAGTTTGAACTAGCTGCGTGAGTATGCGTAGGTATAATTGCATCTTTAGTACCACCTGTTTCTTCTACAGTGTTAAAGTCTGAGTCAGCAGCGTTTAAACCTACTGGTACTTTACCTGCTCCAAATGCTGCCCAAGTACCGAAGCCTAACAAGGTAGCAGGATTAGTAGCTACAGCAGCGTTCATATAAATAGAACCAACAGGATACGCACCAACTAAAGCAGACTGAACAAAAGCTGTAGTAGCTATTTGTGTGCTAGATGTTCCTGTAGATGCTGTAGGTGCTGATGGTGTACCAGTAAACGTAGGACCATTTAGATCAGCTTTAGATGTCACAGCAGATGCAATAGCTGTATACTCTGCGTCTATCTCTGATCCTTTAATAATCTTACCTGCGTCACCACTACTTAATCCGTCTTTTAATGTAAAGTTAGTTGCTTTTGTATAATCAGACATAATAATCCCTAAACTGTTTTACCTGCTTTAACATAAATA